AACGGACGGATGGCTATAGCAGCCAAGGCCACGCTAGCAGGATGCTTGAGGCAAGACAAGCTAATTGCTTTTCCAGCTAACTTTGCTTTTATCTTACGTGAGCCAATTGCTTTTGCGGTGGGGGGGTATCCCGGAAATGCACCATGGGGGGGGAGGTTCTTTGAGAGTAAGAGATATGCTCTCTTCCGTGTATCTCTAGAAAAAATAAAAAAAATTTTTATTGATGGATCAGCCAAAAAATAAAAAAATATTGCTACCCATGTATCGTCAATACATTTCCACAATTCACATTGACAGTTTGGGCTTTCTTTGTATTGACTTAGACTCCCCTCCACAGTATATTGAAGGTATGTTAGACGAATTTGCGATACACGTCATGAAGACGCTCATGTCTGAGATGAGTGCGGCTACGCCTGATGGCATGCCGGATCATCGGACGAGAATACAGGCGCTGAAAGAGGCCCGTGCTTTCGTCAAAGATTTGCTTCCTCGTCTTAACTCCGAGGATCGGGACAAGTTCAGCAAGGCAATGTCTCAGGAGATGGAAAACAAGTTGTCGATGATCCAGATTGAGGAAGAGCGCCTGAACGCGCTTCAGAGTATGTAATGGCGTTACTTGCGCCTTCCAATCACCCCATCAATGAGACTCTGCTGCGTTTCGCGACGGTCGGGCTCGGCTTCGACAGGATCAACGTAAATGAGCATGGGCATATTCTCAAGCTGTTGTCGGACATCGAATTCTCTGCGCCACAGAAGATATACATGCTCCTTCTGCCGCGAGCGTCATACAAGACAACGATTGCTTCCGTCAGCCTGCCTATGTTTCTTCTCTCCAGAGACCCCAACTTAAGAATTTTGATCGACTCTGAGACGTATAGCCTGTCAATGTCTATCCTTTCGGAGATCAAGCAGCACTATGAGAGCCCGGTAAGCTCGCTCATACACACTCCGTTTTCGCTTGCGCACACTCCGCGCAGTCAAATCGACCGCTGGGCGGAAGATTCGATCATCATTCCGCAACGCACCATTCCTAAAAAGGAAGGAAGTATTGATGCGGCAGGTGTCGATGGCGTAAAAGCCGGTAAACACTACGACATCATCATCGCGGATGACTTGCACAGCCAGAATAACACCAGAACGTCATACCAGATTGAGCAGGTCATTGAACACTATCGTCTACTCCTGTCAATTCTGGAGCCGAATGGGATACTTATAGTCATCGGAACGCGCTGGGCAGAGGAAGACGCCTATACGACCATAGCTAAGGACGCCACAAAGTCCCTTTTCATACCGGCCGCATCGACTTCTCCCATGAATTTTGCGTCTGAACTGCGTGAGACATCTCTTCCTCGCTTAGTTTACGATGAATTGACGGATTCTGCGGAAGATTCCAATATATTCTACGTGAATTTTCCTAAGACTTTGCCGGTTGAGCATCTGGACAGGATTGAACAGCGGCAGGGACCATACATTTACTCTGCACAATACATCCTGAAACCACGAGCATCGCGAGAAAAGCGGTTCAGGGAGGAGTGGTTTCGGTTTTACAAAACCCCGCCCAAGCACGGAAGGGTCATGGGATTTATCGACCCAGCTTTTACGACTCAGGAATACTCCGATCCGAGCGGCATTGTCATTGTTAAGGTGGATGAAAACAGGAATGTCTACGTATTGCACGATGAAGCGGCAAAATTGGAGCCATACTCGCTCATAGACAAGATTTTCAAACTGACTGACAGCTTTGATGTGTTCGAATGGTTCGTGGAAGAGGTAGCTGCACAGAAGGTCTTGCGTTTCTTCATGGACTATATAGCGGCAAAGGAGAACCGACACGTCACTTTCACGCCCGTCAAGCATGGTGGGCGTAAAAAGGAGACAAGAATTCAGGCTTTGCAACCATATTTTGCCGCTGGTAAATTCTACTTCCGTGAAAACACTGAGTCAGAGCTGCTGACTCAGCTGAGAAAGTTTCCGATCCTGAAAAATGACGACGTGATAGATGCTCTTGGCTATTTGCCACAAGTATTGTATGATGGCGAAGGGCCACCGCTTGAACCTGAGGTTCCGAAGAAGGGCATTCTCATGAATGACCTGATAAAAGACCTCCACAAGCCGCAGGTGAAGGGCATCAGATCGTGGGATGACAACCGGACTGTGACCAGATACTACGTCGCATAGGAGAACGTATGGCGAAGAAACCAAAGCTCATGGATATGGTCAAGAGCGCCAAGGGATATGTTGAAAAACAGCATCAGCGCTGGGCCAATAATATCAAATTGTATAAGGGCGAGATCACGAAGTTCCGTAATAAAATATTACCTACGTGGGCTCACGCCATCGAGACGAATCTTACCAAGCCTATCGTGGATGCGATGCTTCCGAACCTGATCTACAGGACTCCGAAGATCAATTTCAGGCCCGGTAGGGAGATTGTGCCTGTCGAAATCCAGCAGCAGGCCATGATGATTGAAAATGACATCAATGCTATCCAGATTGAGCTTCGTCTGGACGTGGAGTATAAGCGTGCAACAAAAGATGCGCTCATTCTTGGTGACGGTTTTATCAAATATGGACTTACTACTGATTCTGACGCTGATATGGACGATTATGCTTTTCCTGCTCCATATATCAAGCGAGTTTCACCATGGGACATGGGGATCGACCCAGGTTGTCGAGAACAGAACCTCGATGATGCGGAATATATCTATTTCCGCAATCTCATTCCCCTGTGGCGTGCCCAGAGAAGCGCCAAGTTCAAGAACAAGGAGAAACTCAAGGGAGTCGCTGTATCCCAGTTCCTTCCCCAGCACCTTCAGGAGAACGAAGGAAGCAGGAAGAATGTTGAATCCTTCGAATATTGCGCCATTTACGAACTGTGGGTCAGGGAAAACACCATGGTCTATATTCTGGACGACGAAGGGACCATTTTTGACGAATTCCCGTGGCCTTATGACCTTGAGGGGAAGTTCCCGGTTGTCCACATCTCGTTTAACCACATTCCTGACGAATTCTACTGCATGGGCGAGCCGGAACACCTTGAATCATTACAGCTTGAGGCAAGCGAGAAACGCACGCAGCAGCTGAATCATACCCGACGGTTTAACCGCAAATACCGTGTTCCGCCGGATATGACCAAGGATGACAAGGAAAAGCTCACCATGGGCGATGACGGCACTGTTGTCACGTCCAGAGAACCTGTAGATGTAATCGCTGACGCTCCACTTCAGGCAGACATCATCAATGAAATCGGGATGGTGCTGAGTGAGGCCAAGGAAGTGTCAGGTGTGTCTGCTTATCAGCGTGGCGGCAGTGAACCCGGTGTCTATACGGCCACTGAAGCCAACATGATCGGTCAGGCGCATAATATCAGGGTCGAGGAACGCAGGCAGGAAGTGGCCGATGCCATCTCAACTGGTGCCAGAATCCTGTATAATGTGGTCAAGGAATACAAGCAGTGGCCGCCGATTCCTTTCCAGTTCACGGTTGATATCTCCACCATGCGCAGGCCCGATGATACCGAGAAGCGTGCTGATCTCATGCAGTTCGGTCAGGTCGCGTTCCAGATGCCTGAGTTCAAGCGTGCTGACTGGCTTCGGGACGTTGCTCTCGCCTTCGGCAAGCCGCCTGAGCAGTATGTCATGACCGAGGAAGAAGTTGCCCAGATGCAGCAGAATCAGCCGCCTGACCCGGCAATGATGAAGGCACAGGCTGATATGCAGATCAAGCAGCAGGAAGCCCAGATGAAACAGATGGAGATGCAGATGAAACAGGAAGAAATGCGTCTCCAGCTTGAACTGAAGCGGGCTGAAGCTCAGATCGAGATGCAGATGATGCAGGCGAAGATGGCTATGGAACGCGAGAAGCTCAACATGGAACGCGAGAAGATGGCTCTGAATCATCAGCAGGCCGTAATGAACGTGCAGAATGAAAGGGAGATGTCGAATGCCAAGTTACAATCACAGATGCAGCAAATGCGGCAAAGAAACGCTCGAAATCAAGCCCCTAGAGGCAAGGAATGAGCCTATTACTTGCAGTTGCGGAGCCCTTGCTGATCGGATTCTTACTCCTGTTAATCACGTTATCATGTTCCGACCTGGAT